GTCACGCAGTCGCCGGGTGAGGGGGTGTAGGGATGTCGGGGTGTGGGGGTCATGAAGCGAGAGTATGGCTGGGGCCGGGAAATGTCAATTGCTTGACCATTTACCCGGTAAATCGCTTCACGCTATGTCTGTGTACCAGACATAGCGTGATTTTTACGGGTTCGCAAGGGGGTTGTTGGGAAATGAGGGGGTGGGGCGGTTTTGACGCCACTTCCCGTTGAATGTACGGGAAAATTGGTTAACTTGTCGGGTCTTTTCGGGAAAAAATGTAAGGATTTCGGGGACTTGCCAAAGATGTTTAAGATGTACGCTTTTTTTGAGGATGTCGGGATTTTTGGACGATTTTGGGCCGGGATGGGGGTTAAAATGGACGGTGGGGTCCAAACAACCCTGAATTAGGGTCCGAAAAAAGTGGGATTGGTTTTACAACCGAACAAATCATTGAAAAATTTTTATATAGATAACATTCTTACTAACCTATTGTTCCTGCTGGCTTTCTCCGCTGGCTTTTTCCGGCCGCCGGTGGCGCGTAGCAGGTGACATCAAACTCGTTTGGAGCAAATAATTGATTTCATTGGTGGATTACATAGCCGTCGCCAATTGGCCAATTGGCGCGCTATTTCTGGGGCTCCGCCCCAGACCCCCTCAAAAACCAGCTAACCCATTGAGATCATTGCGGAAATAAAATTTCGCCTGTGCAACCGATTGATAACCGTAAATCTCTATCTGACGCTGTAAAGAGCCGATTACATGCGGGGGTTATATGCGCATGCGTGCATATCTACGCCTGTGCGTTGTATTTCGCACCCTGATCGGGTATCTTTGAAAATACAACCGTCCATTTTTGCTTCCCAGCCCGTCCACAACTCTGCCCCATCCACCCACACCTACTCAGATCGGGTATGTTTTCGCGCAACCCACGATCACATATGCTCGCCTACGCCTGCCGCGGCCGGCGGCGCGGCGAGGTGTAGTGTTTTGGGTAACTAGGGGGATTTACCGGGTAAATGTGCGCAGTTGGGGCTTGAATGTTGGCGGATGGGGCCCTATCTCTGGAGGACCGGCGCATTCCGCGACCGGACAAAGGAACTACAAAATGACCTCCACTAAAATCACCAACAAGACCCTTGCTCGCAAACTGGCAAACGACGCCGCAAAAGAGGCCGCCGCTCAAATCGGTCACAACAACCCGCCGGACCTCACCCCTGCCGAACGTGCTGCCGCGTGGGCTGCCGCTCTCAAAGGGTTGGACACGTCTCTCTCTGCCGCTGTCACCTTGGCCAATGCCGCAATCGACAGCGCGTCGGAAAGCGTCATCCTTCTAGCCGCAGAACTGGCGAAGGGTGAGGACTTCGCCTCGTTATCCGAACAACGGTATAACGATGACGTTGCGCCGCTCATCGCCAAGGCTGTCGATGCTCTGCACATCGGTAAAAGCGCCAAGGCGTCCTATCGCTCTTTCGCGAAGGGACTGTTTTTGTGCGCAGCCCACAAGGTTGTGCTGCCGGATGGGCTGCCTGCCGGACTGTCGCGGCAGTCTGCAGCGCGCTCTAAAGCGTTGCGGGATGCAGGCGTCCTGCAGGCTTTGCCGGATGGGGAAAAGAGGGGCCCCAAGGCGAGCAACGCTAATGCCGACAAGACGCCAGTTAAGGGCGTGACAGGCAACGCCTCCCCGGCGGCAGACACCCCGGTCTCCCCGGCGGCAGACACCCCGGTCTCCCCGGCGGCAGACACCCCGGTCTCCCCGGCGGCAGACACCCCGGTCTATGCCGCGCCTCCCCGGCGCGTCACGTTTGACCGGGGCGTTGTACTCACTCGTGCAGACCTTTGCGCGGCCGTCTACATGTTGACCGGACTGCCAGAGGACGGGGAACGTGCGGGGCGTTACGCGGACTTGTTCGCAGACGTTTCGAAGCGGCGTCAAATTCTGGCGTACTTGGATACTTTTGATGTTCCGGCTCCCAAGGCAAAGCGCGACGCGCCCAAGGCGAAAGCGCCCAAGGGGGCGATGTTGACAGTTGACACCGCCAAGTTGACGGACCCCGTTGACTTCTAACGCCTGACCGGACCCTAAACCCCCATGCCTCACGGCATGGGGGCTATTTTTTTGCCTAGATTTTAACGCGCTCGCTTCCCTGTACAGGAAGCGAGCGCGTTTTTTTGTGTGCAAATTCAGAGGGTTAGCAGGGGACCGGATAGGTTGTGCATATGATATAGTGCAAGGATGACGGGGTGGAGGGGGGTGGGACCGCGAGCGGCCGAGGGGTAGGGGGTCTTAAGTAACCCGTACACCCCAAGGCCAATTTTCCCCAAAAACCGTCAACCTCTTGACATAAAACCCCGACATCCTTGCCCACCTCCCTCCAAAACCCTACACTCCCCCAAAGAGGGCCGATCCCATGTCCAACACGTCAGGCCAAGCCGCGCACATCGACGCAGAAACGCTGATGGAGCACATCCTTCTGGAGGGTGACTGGTGCGCCGTGCATCGCGGCACCCTCAACCACGTCACGAACGGTGGCAAATGCTGGTGCGACCCGCTGGTCCTGACCCACGAGAGCGATGGACACCTGTCAATCCCCGCCCTGCAGCGTCTGCTGGACGCGCACTTCCAGACCCACTGAGGCGCGCATGATCGACACAGACTACGATCTCGAAAAGGCGCTGGAGACCTACCGCAAGGATGGCTCGCTCATCCGCGAGAAGGCGCGCATGCTCGTGGAGAAGTGGCTGGATCAGGTCTATCCGCGCATGGTCAGCAGCGAGACCCCCACATCCGTGCTCCTCGACATGGGCAAGGCGCTCATGGAGTTGGGTGACCTGAAGCCCAAGAACCAGCCCGTCCCCCAGCAACAAGGCGCTGGGTTCAGCATCACGATCAACGTGCCGAGCCCCAACGGGGGCAAGCCGGTGGTGATCGAGGGCACGCTCGCGCCGGACCCTCAGCCGGCTGTGGCGATCGACTTCGACGACCTACCGCCCGCACCGGAGTGGGTGCAGCGGGTCGCCCCGGAGCCACGCAATCAAGCCCTGACGTGGGAGGGCGACCCGTGCGAATGATCTTGGAGTTTGCGCCACCCCTGCAGAAGTCTGGGGTCTACGCGATAAAGAACATGCTGACCGGGCAGCTCTATATTGGCAGCGCCAAGTCCCTCAAGGACAGATGGAAGGCGCACAGGTCAGCCCTGCGAGCCCGCACTCACCACAACCGGCTGCTCCAGCGGGACTTCGACAGGTACGGATTGGAGGTTTTCGACTGGTTCCCGGTGGCTTACTGCGCGCCTGAGTGCGTACTTGCAGAGGAGCAGAGCTTTCTCGACCACCTCAAGCCGACCTACAATCTGTGTTCCGTGGTCGTTAACACCCGTCAAGGGGCGACAAACACGCCTGAGCACACCTCGAAGATCAGGGCGGCGTCGCAGAAACTGTGGGCGGACCCAGCGTTTCGCGCCAAGCAGGCCGAGGGGTTCAAGACCGCGAGGCCCAAGAGTAACGCCCGCTATCTGGAGATCGACGGCGAGCGCCGCACGTGGCAGGAGTGGGCCGCTGCGTCCGGCGTGAGCGTCCAGCTCATCGCCTACAGGATGAAGCGGGGCATGTCGGCGAAGGACGCGGTGTTCACGCCGGTCGAACCGAGGGTCAAACGCAAGTGAGCGCACTCAACTACACGCCGCCCCTGAGCGCCGCCCCTTTCTTGACCAGTGAAAAGTTTATCAGCCTCATCGTGGGGCCGGTGGGCAGCACCAAGACGACCGCCAGTTTGATCAAGATCGCCTACCACGCCAAGAAAATGGCCGCGTCGCGCGACGGTATCCGGCGCTCACGCGCCATCGTCATCCGAAACACGCGCGAGCAGCTGCGGGACACCACGATCCCCGACTTCATGCGCTGGTTTCCACAAGACATCGCCGGCACTTACCTCAAGACCGAGTACAAGTTCGAGCTGAGGTTCGACGATGTGGTGTGCGAGGTGCTCTTTCGGGGGCTCGACGACACAAATGACGTGCGTAGACTGCTGTCCCTGCAGGCTTCCTTCGGTGTGATGGACGAGTTTCGGGAGATCAACCCCCTCATTTTCGAGGCCCTGCAGGGTCGCTTGGGTCGCTATCCCGACGGAATGATGGTGCCGCACCGCCCGGAATGGGGTGTGGATGACAAGGGAAACCCTGTTCAGGGGTGCGTGACGGACGACGGGACGCCGAACCAGCACCTGTGGGGGGCGACAAACCCGCCGGACGCGGACACGTTCTGGGAAAAGTTCCTGAGCGACCCGCCGGTCAACGCCGAGGTGTTCTTCCAGCCGTCGGGCCTGAGCCCCGAGGCCGACTGGGTGCAGCACCTGCCCCAGAACTACTATGAGAACCTCGCCGAGGGTAAATCCCCGGACTGGGTGGACGTCTACATCCACGCCAAG